GAGGATTTAGTATGAACAGACCTGATAAAGTTTGGAATAAATTATCTGTTGCTGAAAAAGAAGTAGGTGGTATACCTAACTCTAGTGAAGATATAAAGCAAGCCCATGCAGCCGCTATTGAAATGTACATTAATGATCATGTTGGTCATATAGAAAGTGGAAGATACGGCTCGATGTACTTTAACGAAACGCTAAATGACTGGGCTAAGTTTGATATAAATAGACGTACAAAATTTGATGCCTCTATAAGTTCTGGCTTAGCTATAATGGCTTGCAATAGACACTTGTATGCGCCAAACGCTAAAATAGAGAGACCAAAAGTAAATATAAATATTGCTAGATATAAAAATGATGGTTATTCATCGACAATAATTAAAAATTAAATATGGCTGAATCAGTATATAAAAATTATTTTCCAAGTCAAGCCGTTAGTGACTTAGAAAAAGTACTACCAGAATATGGTTTAAAAATAGCAAAAGCTATAGAGAAAGAGTGGTTTGAGTCGAATACTATGGGTAACAACTATTCTAGTAGTAGATATTACAACAACAAGAACACGTTTCACAAACTAAGATTATACGCTAGAGGCGAGCAAGGTATACAAAAGTATAAAGATGAGCTTTCAGTTAATGGCGACTTAAGCTACTTAAATCTAGACTGGAAGCCTGTGCCTATCATACCTAAGTTTGTTGATATTGTTGTCAACGGCATGAGTGAAAGAGCTTTTGACGTAAAAGCACACTCGCAAGATCCTTACGGCGTACAAAAAAGAACAGACTACATGCAGCGCATGTTAGATGAAATGCGTACAAAAGATTTCAATAAGTTCTATAAAGACACTTTTAATGTAGATTTATCCTCAGTTCCAGAAGACAAATTACCAGAAACAGAAGAAGAGCTTGAGTTACACATGCAACTTACATATAAACAAGCCGTAGAACTAGCAGAAGAACAAGCTATAAACGTACTGCTTAAAGGCAGCAACTATGATCTTATAAGAAAAAGAGTTAATTATGATCTAACTGTGCTAGGCATAGGAGCTGTTAAAACAAACTTTAATAGATCTGAGGGTGTAGTAGTAGAGTATGTTGATCCAGCTGATTTAGTATACTCATACACAGACTCACCATACTTTGAAGATATATACTATGTTGGTGAAGTTAAAGATGTACCTATTAACGAACTTGTAAAGCAATTTCCAGATCTACAAGAAGACGAAATAAAAAAGATACTAAATTCTAATAATCAAACATCAGGTAGATACTCTAGAAAATATTCTTACGGTAGAGAAACTGACAACAACAAAGTACAAGTTTTATATTTTAACTACAAAACGTACATGAACAGCGTATACAAAGTTAAAGAAACCGCTACTGGTGCTATGAAAGTTATAGAGAAAGATGATACTTTTAATCCACCAGCAGAAACTCAAGTTAACTTTACAAAACTACAAAAAACAGTAGAGTGTTTGTTTGAAGGCGCTTTTATAATTAGAACTGATATGCTTATACAGTGGCAAAAGGTTGATAACATGATGAGACCTAAAAGCGATTTTAATAAAGTAAAAATGAACTATTCTATTGTAGCGCCTCGTATGTATAATGGTCGTATAGAAAGCTTAGTTAGTCGTATCACAGGCTTTGCCGACATGATACAGCTTACGCATTTAAAACTACAGCAAGTTATGTCAAGACTTATACCTGATGGTATTTATCTTGACGCTGACGGTTTAGCTGAAATAGATTTAGGTAACGGTACAAACTATAATCCGCAGGAAGCTTTAAATATGTTCTTCCAAACAGGTAGTGTTATTGGTAGATCAATGAACGAGCTAGGTGAAGGTAATCCAGGCCGCGTGCCAATACAAGAAATACAAAGCGGTAATGGTGGGGCTAAAATGCAAAGTTTAATAGGCACATACAACTATTACTTGCAGATGATTAGAGACACTACCGGACTTAATGAAGCGCGTGATGGTAGCACTCCAGCAAAAGACGCTTTAGTTGGCGTTCAAAAGTTAGCGGCCGCAAATAGTAACACGGCTACAAGACATATATTACAAGCTGGATTATTTTTAACTAAGTCTGTAGCTGAAGGTTTATCACTTAGAATATCTGACATCATAGAGTACTCGCCTACAAAAGAAGCGTTTATTCAAGCTATAGGAGCACACAACGTAGGTACGCTTGAAGAGATGGCTAATCTACACTTGTATGATTTTGGTATATTTATAGAGCTTGCTCCAGACGAAGAAGAAAAACAATTGCTCGAGAACAACATACAACAAGCGTTGCAGCAGAATAGTATAGATTTATCTGACGCTATAGATTTACGTGAAATTAAAAATGTTAGATTAGCTAATCAAATGCTAAAGATTAGGCGTAAGAAAAAGCTTGACGATGATCAAAAACGTCAACAAGAAAATATACAAGCTCAAGCTCAAGCAAACGCGCAATCTCAGCAAGTCGCTGCTCAAGCAGAAGTACAAAAACAACAAGCTATGACGCAGATGAATGCCCAGCTTGAACAAATAAGAACTCAGTCTAAAACTCAAATAATAACTCACGAAGCTAATGTTAAAAAAGAACTTATGGATCATGAGTTTCAAATTAACATGCGATTAAAGCAAATGGACTTACAGTCTATTAACGGTAAAGAAAAACAAAAAGAAGATCGTAAAGACGAAAGAACTAGAATACAAGCTAGCCAACAAAGCGAGCTTATAGACCAAAGAAAAACAGGTGCACCACCTAAAAAGTTTGAGTCATCAGGTAATGATATACTTGGAGGTGGCATGGGACTAGGTGGTTTTGACCCTAGATAACTATTAACTTATATTATATATTATGGAAGAAAACGAAAACGTTGAAGAAGTTCAAGGCGTAGAGCCTAATGAAGAACAAGTGGAGCAGCCACAAGAAGAAGTAGTAGAGCAAGAGTCGCCAGTGTCTTATAGAGATGATGGTACTATTGTTCTTGATATGAATAAAATAAACGAATTAGAAAATGCCGTTCAGGAGCAAAACGCAGATGAGGTATCTGTTCGCGACCAATCCGGAGTTAGCGAAGAAGTACGCGAAGAAAACATCGAAGCAACAAATGAAGAAGTTGCCGAGCAAAGTGTCCAAGAAGAAGTAAATGATACTGTAGATGCAGCAAACGCGGCTATAGGGCAATCAGCTGCTACTGGTCAGGCATTACCAGAAAATATACAAAAGCTAGTTGACTTTGTAAACGATACTGGCGGAAGCGTAGAAGATTATGTTAGATTAAACCGTAACTACGAAGAAATGGATAATTTAACAGCGCTTGACGAATATTATAGAACAACTAAACCTCACTTAGATGCTGAGGAACGACAATTTCTTATGGAAGAAAACTTTAAGTTTGACGAAGAAGTTGAAGAAGAAAGAGAGATACGTAAAAAGAAAATAGCCTTAAAAGAGCAGGTTGCGGAGGCTAAAGCCTATTTAGACGGGCAAAAGTCTAAGTATTATGATGAGATTAAAGCTGGATCAAATCTTACTGCCGAGCAGCAAGAAGCGATACAGTTCTTTAATCAATATAACGAAGAAACGGAAGCGCAGGAGCAATTAGCGAAAGAACGTTCTAATTATTTTATCAATGAAACTAATCAAGTTTTAAACGACAATTTCAAAGGTTTTGAATACAATGTCGATGGTAAAAAATTAAATGTTAAAGTACCTAATCCAAGTGAAGTTGCGAGGAACCAAAGTGATATTAATAATTTTATCAATAAGTTTTTAAACAAAGATAATACTATTAAAGACATCGAAGGTTATCACAAGGCTTTATATGCTGCTATGAATCCAGATGTTATCGCTAGACACTTTTACGAACAAGGTAAAGCTGATGCTATACAAAATTCTGTTGCTAATGCAAAAAATGTAAACATGGATGCTAGACAGTCTTTTAGTAATGAAAGCACAAGTGGAATCAAAGTAAGAGTATTAGGTGATGATACGCCTTCGTTTAGAATTAAAAAAAGAAATTAACAATTTAAAAACTATTTATTATGGCAATTACTGCAGGTGGTAGTTTGAATAGCGTTCCTGCTCCACAAAAGCAAACGCTAAACTCAAATTACCTAGATTTTACAGGTACTACTGACACAACATGGGCTCAGCAGTATCTACCAGATCTAATGGAGAAAGAAGCTGAAGTATTTGGTCCTCGTACCATTTCAGGTTTCTTATCAAAAATTGGAGCTGAAGAGGCTATGACATCCGATCAGGTTGTTTGGTCTGAACAAGGTAGATTACACCTTTCTTACAAATGTTCTATGATTGACCACGACGCTGGTATTTCTGGAAACTTAGGTTGTAAGATTGAAATATTAACAGATATTGATGGACTAGATCCAGGCAATAATCACGGTGTTCGTCTTAACGATACTGTTATTGTTGCTGGTGGTGGTAAAACTTTTAAAGGTATTGTTACTGAAGTTTCTACTGTTTTCATTGAAGTTGTTCCTTATGATGCTAATGATTCTGTTATCGCTAATGGTACTGACAACTGTACTGTATTAGTTTATGGTTCTGAATTTAGAAAAGGAGTATCTTATCCTGGCGCTTTAGCTGATAATGGTGCCTCTAACGCTGCTTCAACTGAATCAAGAGGTGCTAATGAACCTAAGTTTCAAACATTTACTAACAAGCCAATTATTTTAAAGGATTACTACGAAGTATCAGGCTCTGATACATCTCGTATTGGTTGGGTTGAAATTACTGGTGAAGAAGGACAATCAGGCTACTTATGGTATTTAAAAGCTGAAGCTGATACTAGAGCTCGTTTTACTGACTACTTAGAAATGTCTATGATTGAAGGTGTTAGAGCTTCTGGTACTAATGACGCTGACTTAGCCGTACATAATTCTGACGGTGCTGCTACAGGTACTGAAGGTTTATTTGCTGCTATTGAAAGTAGAGGTAATCTTACTTCTGGTGTTACAGGTGTTAACGCTGCTACTGATTTAGCTGAGTTTGACGCAATACTTGCTGAATTTGACAAGCAAGGTGCTATTGAAGAAAACATGCTTTTCGTTAATCGTGCTACATCTTTAGCATTTGACGACATGTTAGCTTCTATGAACTCTTACGGTGCTGGTGGTACATCTTACGGTGTATTTGAAAATGACGAGGATATGGCGTTAAATTTAGGTTTCT